GCGTCTAGGTCATTTGATACTGCAGATTTATTTTTTCAGGATAACACAAATGATTGGCTAGGATTCTGGTGTAATGATGGCGTCTCCTCCGTTGAAGTTGATGCAGTAGCGATATACTCTTATAAGGTTTCAGCAATTCTTGCAAAAAGAAGATTTGTCTATGGTCAGGGAGTAGATTTTCCAGAAAACATAAATACTGCATATAGCGGATCCTCAGTCTTTGTAGATTATCAATATGCAGATTATACAAATAACTATACCTATCCAGATCTAGGAAGGTGGAGTCAGGGCGTAAAGAATAATCTTATCATTAGTGAAAATGTTCTGTCTGCCCCAGACTACAACCTTCCAGTATTGACGCTTGAATCTGGCTCACCATCTGAGTTGTCGAGTGTTGTTTTTACAGATACTACACAATCAGAGTCTCAAACATTTTTTACGTTTAAGCCAAACTCTCAATTATCTAAGAATGGATATTTGCTGTTTGATAGTTTTAACTTTTTGCAGGAAGAAATTAAGGCATTTTACTCGTTGATTAAGGTAAAGGAAGTTCCAACCTCCGAAGAAGTGATTCTACATATTGAGTCTGAAAGCACTAATAGTTCTTTTTCTATTGTTCTTAATGAGTCAAAGATTGATTACAAGTTTTTGTATAATGGGGTTACATCTGTGGTGTACTCAACAGTTGATTATGATGTAGGAGAAATATTCCCAGTAGGAATTGACATTGAAAGGTTTGCATCCTATTTTGGCGGAGATCTTCTTTCATTCTTTGGCAATAGGACAAGTTTAAAGTTTTATGTTGGAGGTACAAAAGAATTTGCTTCAAGTTTTAAGGGTAACATTTATAGGGTTGGATTTTCTAATGCTGCAAACCTAAGTCAGATTAAGGATCTTTTTAACACCAGAGGATGTGTTCTAGAGTATGAGGATGTCTTTAATCTTTATACATCTCAGATAGATTACGATGCTGGACAGTATACAGGAACTGATCAATTTTTTTGGCAGTACTACCTAGACGGCGGAACACCAACATCATATTCATCCTACAGACTAACAGACCATACTGCTAGTTATACTTTGTTTGTAAAGGACTATTTCGATAACTATTACTTTGACATTGCTGTAAAGTCTTCATGGAAAGACTATATTCCACTAACATATTTTGCAGAATCTGTTCAGGATATTAATGGCGATAATTACTATGATTTAGATTTTATTCAGTTTAACATTGACTACCCAGCACCATCAGTTTTTGTTGAAACTGGAAATAATTACACATACAATACCGAAAACTCGCATGTGAGATCTTATGTTACTTTCGAGTATACATCTTCAGGATTAAACACTGCAGACTCTTATTTTTCTAATGTGTTAGGGGCACCAAAAGAGGGTATTGTGGATCCAGGGTCAGAATGGATGACCACTAAGTATGAAGTTGTAGACAGCATGATCATCTATCCTCCAGCAGAAGACATGTCTAGTTTATCTTTAGTGACAAGAGTAGATTTTAATATAGACGGAATTCTTACACATAACATTAAATTAAAAACATTAGAGTATGCATCCGAAGCATTTAATGATTCAGTCCCAAATCCAGTGGGAACCAAGTTTGGAACACCTATATATCCATATAGAAAAACTGGATACTACTATAACTATAAAGATAAAAACCCTTTTGTAATTTATAAGAAGAGTAGCCCATACCTGTACTTGACCAGACAAAGTGGAATTACTTTGAGAGGTTCCTATGATCCATCCATTGACCGTGGCCTAGCAATTCCAATTAATCAGGCATTGGCAACTGACTACAAAGTTATGGCAATGCAAGCAGCACTAAGGTTTGACCAAGACCTCTTCCCAAACACTCCAATGAAGATTTTTGAGATCGAGGCAAAAGATCAGCACATTAAATTCTTTATGGTTGCAAATAGTTCTGATAGAAATAGAGCCAGAATTTATGGAATTAATGCCAAGACTGGACAACTTGAAAATGGAATTGCATTTTATTGGAATGGAAAACTTGTAAGAGAGCCGATCCTAACTATTAAGGAGTGGGGATTTCTTGGAATCTCATTCTCAAATATATTAGACTTTAGAAATACTCAGGGTCTAATTAAGATTACTGGCCCAGTAACTTTTAATACAGTATCCCACTATCAGATAACAACCCTTCAAGAAGTGCAGCAGGTAACGACAAGGCCTTGGTTCAGGGTTGCTTATGCAGGCACTGAAGAACTAGACTGGCAGTTCTGGAATGTCCCAGCATATAAGTGGGGAAATGTCATGGTTATTTCAACAAAGAGTTACTATGGAGTGGATCCTGAAGCAATTTACAAGAGTTATACTGGAACAAACAAGATTATTGTTGAAAGTGATGATGTTTTTAGTCTTGGAAACTATGAGTATAACTTCTATCAGGCTGCCTCGTGGCAACAAAGTACCTCCACTGCTGTTTGATATGGTATACTTATAGTTATGAATCTAGAGAATCCAAACAAAAAGCGTAAGAACTTGCCCAAAATGAAGGGGCAAGTGGGAGAATCCCGTGTCAAGGTTATTGAAAAGCATTACGACTGGGGCCTATATGTTTATAAGAAGGCTAACGGTAAGTGGTTTACAGATGGAACTGGTTCAGTTCTCAACATTGAGTCCATGAAGGGCGACATCTCTGCCATCTCTAAGTTAAAAGATGCTGCAAAGTATTATGGTGATCCAGGAGACGGTACATGTGTATTTGTTCCAGGACTCACAAGAATTACAGAAGAAGAGTATTCAGAGCAGAAGCAAAGACTTGCAGAAGGTCTCATTCCATCTATGAATGACCTTGGTGCATGGAAGGCTGCTCAAGACACATTTAACAAGTACGGAAGTGATGAGTAATGTCTGACGAACTTGAGTATCGAATCCCAGCAAGAATTGATGACCTGCCTGAAATTGATGATACATTTCAGAAGCAAGATCCATTCAATAAAACTTGGGAAGAACTCAAGTCTTTAGATGGTTTAGAAAATAACTTTAAGCGTCGTGCTACTCGTATGTCCAAAGTAGATGCACCACAGGGATACATAGATTCTGCAAGAGCAGAAAGCACTGGTATTGGCGGGGCTAAGTCAAAAGAAATTAATCCAGGTCTTATCTACCGTAATGGCTACGGACTCTTTGATGTTATTACACCACCCTGGAACTTATACGAACTTGCAAATTATTACGACACATCATTTGCTAACCATGCATCTATTGATGCTAAGGTTGAGAACATTGTTGGTCTTGGTTATGACTTTGAGGTTTCATCAAGAACAATGCTAAAACTTGAATCTGCAACAGACAAGGATGCCGTTGCTCGTGCTCGCAAGAGAATTGAAAGAGCCAAGATTGAGGTTCGTGATTGGTTAGAGTCTCTCAATGACGAAGACTCCTTTACTGCTTCCATGGAAAAGGTTTTTACAGATCTACAGGCAACTGGAAATGGATACTTAGAAATTGGTAGAACCATTAAGGGTGAGATTGGCTATGTTGGTCACATTCCAGCAACAACAGTTCGTGTCCGTAGACTCCGTGACGGTTTTGTTCAAGTAATTGGAAACAAGGTTGTCTACTTCCGTAATTTTGGTGGAACAAACCCAAACCCACTTGGAACAGACCCTCGTCCAAATGAGATTATTCACTTTAAGTCATACTCACCGTTGAACACATTCTATGGAGTACCTGACATTATTTCAGCAATCAATTCACTATACGGTGATGCACTTGCTTCACAATATAACATTGATTACTTTAGCAACAAGGCTGTCCCAAGATATGTTGTAACTCTTAAGGGTGCAAAGTTATCTTCAGAAGCAGAAGACAAGATGTTTAGATTCTTGCAGACAGGTCTCAAGGGCCAGAACCATAGAACACTTTACATTCCACTTCCAGGAGACTCAGATACCAACAAGGTAGAGTTCAATATGCAGGCAGTCGAAAATGGAATTCAAGAAGGCTCTTTTAAGGAGTACCGCAAGCAGAACCGTGACGACATTCTTGTTGCTCACCAGGTTCCACTTTCCAAGTTGGGTGGCGGAGATTCTTCTGCAATCGCAGCAGCCCTTGCACAGGATAGAACTTTTAAGGAGCAGGTCGCAAGACCAGCACAGGATAAGTTAAACAAGATGGTTAATAAGATCATCCGTGAAAAAACAGATATCCTAGATTTTAAGTTTAATGAACTTACACTCACAGATGAGATTGCACAATCTCAAATCCTTGAGCGTTATGTTAAGAATCAGATTATGGTTCCTAATGAAGCACGAGTTATCCTTGGCATGCCACAGCGTGATGGTGGAGACAAGCCAATAGAAGCAAAGCCTGCAGCAACAAACAATCCTGCAG